CAGCTTCAGCTTTCTTAGCTTCACGTTCAGCGGCGCGGGCAGCTTTCAACGCTTCCTGTTCTTGGCGTTTCTTTTCAGCTTGCTCAGCACGTTCAGCTTTCTTGGCTTCAGCAGCGGCTTTTACTTCTTCAGGAGTTGGGGTCGGAGTTGTCATTTTTAATTCCTTTTAAAAGGGTTGTTTAATACAGGGTCATAAACGACCCGCTTGTTTTCGCTTTTCGGAACTGTTGCGCCCGTTGAGCAATTAGGTGCAGTATAGCCGCCGCCTTTGTTACTGTCCAGCGGTTTTACGTTACTTTCGTGTAAAGTTTTGTTAGTAGTAGGATTTTCAAATAACATACGTTTTACAGCAGGACGATAAGAACCTTTAACATAAACGTAAGCATATGAATTACGGTCAGTTATGCAAGCGGCTTGCGCAACTACTTCGTATTCATCGCAATCAAATTCATCCATTGCTTCGCAAAACCATCCCAACTGTTCCCGCATTTCATCAACAGTCGGCAAAGTGCCATCAAGAGAATAACACTTACGATAAAGCAGCTTTAAATCTAATTCAGTTAAACCTTTTAGCAATGTATCATAATGCCCGATTTTAAAAACGCCAGTCGGAAATTCCAAATGCGACAAACATTCCAAAACACGAATAGATTCATGTTTGTACACGATTTCCAAATTTTGCATATCTAAAAGTATATTCATAGCACCCTCTTAGAACGGTATATCGTCATCTTGTTCCATAATAGCTTTGACAGTTTCTTGCAAATTGTCGTCTGTCGGTCTGTGGCCGTCGTCCTCTTTGGTATTAAACGCCGTGCCATCAAAACAATATCCCATAATTTCCGGATATTGTTTGTTAATCCAAACATTAAGATGTGTTGGTTGTTTAAGTTCACTGGTGTGCTGAATAGCCTGTTCAATAGTTGAAGGGACTGGATTAGGAGAACGTTTCTGCCACCATTGGACAGCTTTACGTCTAGCGTAATTATCATGTTCCAGACAGACAAAATCACTAAATTGCCGTCTGTTGCAGTAATACGTTACACGGAGCATTAGAGGTTTTCCCTCTTTGTGGTGAACAGAATAAGTAATATGGTCTACTGTAAATATTTCTACGACAGGCATATCCCCTTTAATGAGAACTTCGGTTGACGCTTCCTGTTTAAGTTTCGTTTCTATCGGGAATTGATAACCACATATCGAACCATCCTTTTTAACGTTGTCGCATACGCGAACGGAAGCGTGAACAAAAGTTCTACAACAAGGGCATTCTTTGACTGGAGCTTCGCCCGTACCTTTGCCCTTTTTGCGTGGAATCACAGGGTCATTGATTGCGCCTAATCGTTTAGTATTATTTGCAAAGTCTAAAACTAAACAGTTCTCTTTACCTTCACATGGCCGTGTTCCTCGACCAAGCATCTGCACCCACAATCCGGGCGATTGTGTCGGGCGCAGACATAGAATTAAATCTATCGGAGGATGGTCAAAGCCCGTGGTTAAAATACCGTTATTCGTGATGGCTTTGTATTTACCGGACTTAAATCCAGCAATAGCCGCATCACGTTCGGCTGGTGTTAATTTGGAATGGACAGCGACAGTGGGTATATCCATATCATTCATAATATCAGCCGTATGAATCGCATGGTCTACACCTGTACAGAATACAAGCCAACACTTCCTGTCATCCGCTTCTTCCAACGCTTCTTTAACAGCGTTAATTGTAATGTCCGTCTTATCGACGGCAGCTTGCAATTCTTTATCGATAAATTCTCCACCACGAGTATGCACTCCGTCAATGTCCAATTTCATCACGGTTGAACGCGGAATTAAAGGTGCAAGGAAGCCTTCTGCGATAAATCGGTTAAACGCTGCCACTGTGGTCACGTCGAAGCAAATATCCGTGAAAATAGGTTTTATCAGCTTACCGTCTTTTTCGATTGCATCTGTTAGTCGGCCTTGACCCAAGCGATACGGCGTAGCTGTCAATCCGATAACTTTCAAACACGGATTTATTGCCAGCAAATCGCCGATAAACTTCCGATACAAAGTTTCGGAATTTGGCGATATTAAATGACATTCATCGACGATAATTAAATCAACATGACCGAATTTATTAGCGTGTTTGCCGATAGACTGGATGCCAGCATAAGTTATTGACGCATACACATCCTTACGTTTTAAACCTGCCGAGAACAAACCTGCTGGAGCGTTAGGCCATAAAGAACAAAGTTTCTCATAATTTTGTTGAATAAGTTCCTTAACGTGCGTAAGCATGATGATACGCTGTGTGGGGAATGAAGTCAAGATGCTACGGCATAATTCTGCTAAGATGACGCTCTTTCCAGTGCCTGTTGGAAGTGCCAAAATAGGATTTCCGGTTTTACCGCTGCGAAAATAATTCCAAACCGAATCAACGGCTTCTTGCTGATATTGTCTAAGTTGCATTTAGTAATCCTTTTTAACTTGATAACTCTCACAACCTTTTAACTGCACTTCTTTCGGAATTTCGGAATTGTAATAACCACAAGTCCACCCGCCGTTTTCATTAGGTTTAGAATATTCACAGGTTCGACAGTTTTTGTCAGGGCGTTTGCTTAAATGGCAAACGTCTCTGTGATTACAAAAACGACACTTCCAAAATCCAGGTGTGTTACTCAATTTTTTAGGAGGTTGTTCTAACCACACAATCTTGCGGGCGCGTTCGATATATTGTTCAGCAACTGTGCTATCTTTAATAACAATCTCGCCGTACAATTCATCAGTGTTTTTGTTTACTGCTAAATACAAGGCTGCGGGCAACCCCATTTTTTCCATGTAAACATTCATTTGGACGAAGTGTTCCCACTTAGCGTCTTTAACGCCTTTGCCCTTTAATTCTTTGAACGATTTTTCCGAATGGGTTTTGAACTCTGTTAAGCAGGCTGTTCCTTGTGGTAAGTCCGGGCATCCGACAATAACGCCGTCTCCAGAACCTCCAAAGTGGCCGTTTACGTCCGAAATGCGATACTGATTACCATTTTGGTCTTGTTGATAAACTTCACAACCAATCGCTAACAGCATGGCGATAAATCGCGCTTCTTCCAAATGCCCGCGATTAAACAAACGTATCATACGTCCGTCAAAATCGGAACGTGTAGCCCATCGGAAGTCATACCATATCGCTCTAGCGCATTCTTTTCCAATTAAAGACGCGCCTAAGTGTGTTCTAAAACCGTCATTACCTTCCCGATAAGCGTCGCCTATATGAGGAATTACTCTACCTAACCACACACGGTAAGTTGAACCCTGGTCAGCGCGGATAACTTCGTCAATAGCTTTCAACGTTTTAGTTGCTAAATGTCTGGTCATTATGGTAATCCTAATTTATCGCGGCATCGGGCACAATGACCGTTTACAATGCGCTCAAAGTATTCTCCGCATTCCTCACATTCGCCAGCTTCGCCTTTCGGAATGTTTGCCGCCGCTCTACGAACAAGACCTACACTAGCATCCAGTTCTACTTCGTCGCGTTCATTTTGTTGGTCTATTAAATCGGCCATCGGTCAATCTCACTATAAATTGGTCATTATTGCGTTTCACTTTAACTAAACCCGCTTTATCCATCTCTCTAATTAGCTTCCGTAGACGAGCGTGTCTATAATTGTAAACGCTACAAGTGAAACCAAACCCTTGGATATTAACAGCTTTAATTGCCCGAATGAGCTTATCTTTCGTCCAATAACCTTTCGATTCTCGCATTTCAAAATCCTTGTGGTTAAATAAACCGCCAGCTAGAAGCAGGCGGTTGTTCCGACAATCAATTACTGTTCCGCTTGAGGCTGTTCCGGTTGAACGGGTGTAGCCCACGGAGCAGTAGCAGTCTGTGCTTGCTGTGACGCTTCAGCTTGCTGCGGTGTCCAGTTGCCAGCAGGGGCAGCTTGCGCGGCGGGTTGCGAAGCAGCGGGGGCAGCAGCGGTTGCCGTGCCATTAGCCCATGCAGGGGCGGCGGGTTGGCCGGCAGGTGCGACAGGGGCAGCAGGCGTAGCAGCGGCAGGCGGTGCGACAGGGGCGGCGGGTTGTTGCCACGGTTGCGTGCCAGCGGCCACAGCAGGCGCAGCGGGCGCGGCGGGTGCGACAGGT